AATACGTGCCTCAGAGAGTCTATGGAGCGATGCTCGATAGAGTGTCTTTTGGTTTGCGGTTAAGTGAGACGATGCAACCTCACATAGAAGGCCGTTCCTGTTACCGAGTCATATTCAGCCGACGCACCGGCGTTCTCGACGATGGTCTGACCCGAAACCGCACGCGGTAACGTGGTCATCACCAGCTTCGGCCAGTAAAAGCTGTACTTGTCCCCCGCCGGAAGTGTCGAGATGAGCGGTGGACTGGTCGCCAGTAACTTCAGCGCGAACCGTGTCTCAGCCTGGAATTTGGTTTGAAACGTTCCATCGACCAAATACAGCCCAAACGTCAAATCGATCTGCCGCGTACCTTCCTCCACAAAGCACGCGAATGGCTGACCCACGCCATACTTGAGAGCGCGATTGTTATTGACCGTGAATTGGAGATTCTCGACGCAGCCAGTTAGCGCAGCACCGTCTATGGTCAGCGTCGATCCGGTCGTTGAAGCCGCAAATGGATTGTTCCCTGCTGTCGCTGTGTAAGTCGAACCAGCCACTTGCCCGGTAGCGTAATTGGTGCCGAGGTTGGCAAACTCGACGCCAATCTCGCCCGATGTCGGGCATGTGAATTGCGCGGTATTGTTCTCGACGCCCTTGAATATTTCGTATAGCGGGCCGATGTCGCCGAACTTCTGCTCAACGCTATAGAACTTTCGCGTTGTGGCTGGAACGAGTATCGTCGAGGTGGTGGTGAACGTCGTTGAAATCGGCCCCTCATTGACCAGGGTATAACCGGCCACGGTAATCACGGTTGCCGTAATCGCCGAAATCACAATTCCTTGTTGCGTTGCAGTAGTATCCGCGTGGGTTGCGCCAGTTGTGCCAAGAGCGCCCCTCGTGCAACCGAGAAATTGGGTGGCATTCTTCGAAGTGTAAGTGATGATCTCGTTTTCAATCTTGATCCATCCGGTAGCGCCGAAGATCGTGGTAGACGTGACCGTGATCGTCGTTTGGGTGGCATCCAAGGCACCGTTGAGCACTGTCTGATTGCTGGTAGTGCCAGCGGAGAACAGCAAATCGCCAACCTCGAATCTATTTAGAATCGCTTCGGTCAGCCAATTACCCGTAGCACGTGTAATCGTCGATCCCGATGCGGCAAACGTTACGCTAAGTGCCGCGTGCGTAACGGCTGCATACGTACCGCTCAGCGCCGATTCGATCCAATGCGTAAATCCAGTCTCACGAATCAGCGGCGTTGAGATTGTGCCCGTATTCCCGGCCACGCCACCGATGCGCGTTCCGGGGTTGCGATCGTCGCGGATCAGGGTCGATTGCTCAAAAGTCTTATCGACTTGAAAGAACGATCCCTGCCGGATCGGTAAATAGGTATAGGGCGGAGTCGCTGGTGTAGTGCCTCGCGTGGTCTCGATTGTCGAGGCCAGGGTTAAGCGTGAAATCGATGCGCCGTCCGGCATGCTTCTACCTCTCGAATAAAAACCGAGAGGCGAAGCGAGACGCATCGAGCGCGTGGCTGTTGCTTGTCGGAAGGGTTAAGTTGTCAATTGCCGAGCGCGTTGCTGCGCCCGCTGTTCGATCTTTTTCAGCAGCCCCTTGATAATCCGCGCGATCTCTTCAAGTAGCTGTGTGTCTGCGTCCGTGTAATCCAGCGTGAATCGAACGCCATCGACAATAATAACGATTTGCTTTGCGTTCGCTTCATTCATTCCTCGGTCTTCCAGACCAACGGGGATCGCATCATTTCCTTTTGCCGTATTTCAACTTCGGCTCTTCTTCGCTCTCCTGCGATCCGCCGCGAAATACACCGAAGACCATATCTTTCATCGCCGGCGCATCGCCAAGCGGTACGATAACCGTATCCTTCCTGGCGTACATCGATAGTGGCGCACAGTCGCCACGGCATACCCATCGATGCTTCTCATCCGTGGGCAAAATATAAAGAACGCGCCCGCATTCAACGCACGACGCTGTATGCTGAGCCATCATTGTGGCAGCTTCATCTCGCGTACGACCGGGAAGCCAATAGGCATCAAGTTCTTCATTCGTCGGTGCTGGGATAGCCATTAGTTCACTTCCTCGTAGAATTCGCACGGCGTTCTTGCCGCTTTCGCTAACCAGCCCCCGCCGTCGAGATCGATCACACTCGACTCTAGGCACCTTAAGCCGCTCAACTGATAGCGGCTGAATATCGCCTTTGCGAATCCGATCAGCGTATTGATCTGCTGCTGCCCCTGATTGCGGGGCACAAACACGGACAATTGAATCAGCACTATTACTCTATTCAATCCAACCGGCCCGCCGAACGTCGCAGGAAATGTGTCGCCGTTGACGATGTCAAGCTTCAACCACGGGGTATTTGTCGGCGGCGCTGAAATCACAGCACCATTCGTATCTACCAAGCCTAGAACGCCCGGATACTGGATTGCAGAACGCGGAACGCCGCCCGTCTTCCACTGATCGGCCACTCGCGCTTCGATTGCGCGGTGCGCTTCGAGCGTTGCGGTTACGATAGGCCACGCCATTACGCTCGCCCCTTCGCCTGCTGTAATACGGCGCGTTCAAAGATCGATGGAAACTCGGCCCTCGTAATTCCCACAAAACCAAACGGCGCTTTCTGCGAACTTCCCATCTCCAACTCAAATACGTAAGGGGTGCTATTCGAGATTGAATACACATTACCGAGTTGCAGTAACTTGATAATAGCCTTTGCTCGCTCGATGCTTTCTCTACCGCCAGGTGCGCGTCTCGATTCATCGAACTCCTGCACAATTGTATTAATTCCCGGATTCCAATTTGCGCGACACCGCGAAGTGTCTTCAGGTGTCCTGATAATCACCTTCGTGCTCGTCTCGGTAGCAATATCCTTGACCACAGCAAGCGAGCGTACCTCCATCTTGCGCTTGAACGATTTGAGTACCTGCTTGTAATCGCTGTTAGGCATTTTCCAAAATCAGTCGATAGAATAAAATCACGCCCTCTGCGCCATATAAAATCTTCACATCCCGGATCGAATCGTTCAGTCCATTCGATGTGACGGTATCGCCAACGCCGGGAACGAACGTCAATCCGCTTGCCGGCATAATGACGCTCTTTCCGCTGCCTCTCAAATCCGTATCGCTACCGAGTGCGGCAAATAATCGCGCCATCCTGGAGTTATTCGCATCGTCGATAACGCCCTTTACGGTTTGCGTTGTAGTCGATTGCGTTGCAGTCGTTGTCAAAGCGTTATAAGCGGTTGCAACTTTACGATTGATCGTGAAGGATTGTCCCAGCCATCCAATCGTTTGTGCAATGCTCGCTTGTGCTATCGTTCCAGTACTCAAGCCATCTCCAGTGAAGCGTACATACTTGCGAGCTGAATCCAGTGCTGATAAATCTGACTAGCCCTCAGATCGCCCACTCCGCCAGATGTATCGATAGATAATGCCGCTTTTGACGCTTTGACCATGCAGACCTTGTGCATCGCGGCTCTTACATCGAAGACATTCGCATAATCCGGCCCGGCTTCTTCCCATGTCAAAATAGGATCGCTGGTACCCTCTGTAATTGTCGCTCCGGTCGTTACAGGCCATACAGGTTCCGGCGTGCCGCTAGTGCCTGCCTGCGTGCAACGATAGCGATGCCCGTTCCTAACTGCCGGCATAATCACATCGCCGTAAACGTATGCTTTGGCGGTCGTCCAAAAAGACGCTCGCCGATGCTCATTGACGATAGCTTCAACATCGTCATCGGTTAGGACTGGCTCGGTCGATGTCTGCGCGAGCATCTGTACGCGCTCAATCGCCGCATCTCGTTGTACATCTATCAGCGCCATTTCCTTCTATTATCCTTAGCAATCTTACCTATAACCTTCCTCTCTTCCTTTATCTCTACGGGCTCAGTTTCGACTGCCACCGCTCGTCCGGACTGGATCAGCAAATCCGCAACCGGCACATCCGGTGAAATCGTCACACCTGTTGCGAGCAACCCATAAGGCTTTATCAGCTTGATCTTTTTCGTTGCCATTAAGTAGCCATCTCTACTTTCTCAGTGCGCAACGGCTCGCTCGGTTTATCCATATCGCGCCAATCCTGAACCGTGATAATGCGCGGCTCCATATGCTCATCGAAAACCCGCAACAACTCTTCGC